GAAGCCATATGTTAGGGCAACATGTAACCCTGATCCTGAGAGTTGGGTGTATAAGTTGATTAGTTGGTGGATTGATGCAGAGACTGGCTTTCCAATACTTGAGCGTAGAGGTAAGCTAAGATATTTTATTAAGTATGGTCATGATTACATTTGGGGTGATAGTTATGATGAAGTGTACAACAAAGCTGAGCATATCATTAAGCCAATGATAGATGCATCAGGATTAACAGCTAAAGATTTTATCAAATCAATTACGTTTGTTAGTGGTTCAATCTATGATAACAAGGAAGGGTTGAAACATGATCCATCTTATCCTGGTAACTTGCTAAGCCAAGATGAAGACACAAGGCGTCAGTTATTGGAGGGCAGATGGAAGGTAAGCAACAGTCCTAATGACATTTACGATTATGATGCATTTGTAGGAATGTTTGAGAATATTAAAGGTGTTGATAAGACAGGCAGATACATTACAGCTGATATAGCCATGAAGGGAAGCAATAAGCTTGTTGTGGGTTATTGGGAAGGAATGGAGCTTATGGACATTGAAATAATGGATAAGAGTGATGGTAAGCAAGTGATAGATTTAATTAATCGCATGGCTCAAAAGTATTCAGTAGAAAATCGGTATATTTGTTATGACGCTGATGGTGTAGGTAGTTATGTAGATGGGTTTATTCGTGGTGCAGTTCCGTTCAATGGTGGGGCATCTGCAATGTCAGTTAAGGATGAGGCAAGTGGCAGACTGATAAAAGAGAATTACATGAACCTAAAGACACAGTGTTACTATCGTACAGGCAATGCGGTAAGTATGGGTAGAATGAAGATTAACAAGCATGTAGCCAGTAAGATGTATGATAGCACAATGACAGTCAAACAAAGATTTATGTATGAAAGGAAGGCTATCAAAAGGGATAAGAGTGATTACGATGGTAAGCTAAGAATCATTGGCAAGGATGAAATGAAGATTAAGTTAAACGGAGATAGTCCAGATTTGTTGGATATGTTTATGATGCGGGAAATATTTGAATTTAAACCAAAAATGGTATTTGCTTATGAAATGGATTGATAAGTTATTTGGCAAAAAAGAAACCAAAACTAAGGCAGTGAATAACATGATGGGCATGACAATAAATGCCAGTAATGCTATTTTCCCAAGTTGGCAGACTATTGAAGCTATTAACCAATACACCACAATTGATGATATTTACTCAGTGATCAGTTACTTAGCTGAGACAGCTGCAAGGATTCCGTTTTATGGTTATGAAGTTGTTGATGATGTGGCAATGAAGGGATATAAGAGACATGACTTTAAGAGCATCCAAAAGAAATACTACAAGACAAAAGCTTTGCAGGATCTAGAGCAGGATGATATCTTTATGAAGATGTTGGATGGCATAAGCTATGAAGACAAGATTAAATACTACACAATCTTATACATTACTGGTGAGTTGTTTTTATACAAAGAAGTGTTGGAGCTTGGGCCTAATGCCGGGATGGTTACACTACATGCATTAAATAATCAAAATGTAACGGTATTGGTAAGTGATAGCTTTCCACAAAGAGTTACAGGCTATAGATACTTTGATGTAGGCTTTGATGGTACGTTTACAACAGATGATATTATTCATGTGAAGTATTACAATCCAACCATTACCAATGGCCAGCAGTTCAGGGGGTTAAGTCCATTACAAGTACTTACGAAGCGTGTTACTAGATTAGATGCTGGAATGAATGCATCTGTAGCACAAATGCAGAATGGTGGCATACCTGGTATAGTGTATGAAAAATCAGACTTTGCCATTGAGACATTGGGACAACGTAAGAATGATTTTGCTAAGTATCTAAAGAATAGCAGTAACAAAGGTGCGCCATACTTCGCAGCGGGTGAGATGGGATATTTAGAGTTGGGATTGAAGTTAGCAGATATGGAGGTAAGTGATTTACAAAAAATAGATTTTACAAAGATTTGCAATGCATATAAGTTCCCGGAGGTATTGTTGAATAATACAGATAGCAGTACATACAACAACATGAACACAGCATTAAAGATGTTGTATACAAACTCAATATTACCAAACATACATTTGTTTAGGGATGCATTGATTAAGGGTATACTTCCGATGTATCAAGATGGAATAAAAAGGACCATTGAGATTGATATAAGTGACATTCCGGCTATGCAGGATGATATGAAGACACAAGCTGAGGCATTATCTGCTATGTGGTGGATAACACCGAATGAGAAGCGTGAGATACAAGACTTTGAGATAATAGAAGAGGAAGCAATGAATCAGATTATAATAGATTCAGGTAAGCAATTGATAACTGATTTAACAATGACAGTGCCTGATTTACCAATTGTATAATGGAGAAAAGTATAGAGCAAATTACACAGATGTTATACAGTAAAGTTTCATTGATGCTAATCAGTGAGTTACCAGTTCCATCATGCCCATTAAAGAAACAGCAAAGAGAATGGAAGGTAGAGCAGATTAAAAAAGCATTAGCAAATAAATTAGGCAGTCAAGGATTAAGCATAACAGTTAGTTTATGACACAACAGGAACAACAGGCATATTGGAATAAATGGAATAAGTTTCAACAGCGTTATGAAAAGTTGTATGAGCCTAAGTTTAAGAAAGCTTTAAAGATTCAGTTGGATGCATTTATAAAGACACAGGATCCAATGTTGTTGCCAGTATTTCCCATCTATGATGTGTTGGTATCATTGTATAAAACTGTAGGGCCAGCATGGGCAAGAATAACTAGAACCGAATCTATAAAGGCAGATGATGCATTTGTTACTGGTCAGATGGGATTTAATGAGAGGATAGTGGAGTTAATGAATCAGTACTACGGCATAGATTTGTTAAACGATGCAAACCTTATGACGAGTTATAGCACATCTTTTATACAACAAGTTTTAAGTGATGCAGCAGTAACAGGTGCTTCATTTGATGATATAGTAAGGCAGTTGTTAGTTAGCCCTGCATTTAATGCAATGAGGGCAAGGAGGATAGCACGAACAGAGACAGTTACCAGTGCAAATGGTGCGGCTATGATTTACGCTAATGAGAGTGGCAATGTTATGGAGAAAGTATGGATAGCTGTGAAGGATAGCAGAACAAGGCATGACCATAAGATGGTTGATGGTACTAGGCTACCAATTGAGACACCATTTACATTAACCAATGCTAAGCTTGGAGATATTGGAATGATGCAACCTGGTGTGAGAAGTCAGCCGAATGGTTTGCCTGTTCCAGCTGAGGAAGTAGTTAATTGCAGGTGTACGGTTGCGTTTAATGCTAAGCGAGATAGGAACGGCAGAATAATAAGAAGATAAGACACCTGGTTGGCGTAATTGGGAATGAATACCAACAATAGGAAACGCCCCTACATAGTGGGGAGATAAGGGTGCGAGTCCCTTACCAGGTGCAAAAAATTTGGTTTTATATTTAAAATAAATTAGTAACTTTATACCAATGAACAGCATATACAACATAAAGGATGTATCAATAGTATCTGAGATAATGGATATGAATCCAATTCAGGGTATTGTTACAGGGTATTTTAGCAAGTTCAACAATGTAGATAGTGATGGAGACATCATGAAGCCTGGTGCATTTACTAAGACAATAAACGAGCAGGGACCAGCATCAGCACAACCAAGAATAAAGCATCTACTTAATCATGATCCATCACAACCATTAGGTAAGTTATTGACGTTAAGAGAAGATGAATATGGATTGTATTATGAGAGTCAAGTAGGAACACATGAAGGCGGTGAGGATTTTATTAAGATGGTTGAAAGTGGTTTGATAACTGAGCATTCAATTGGGTTTAAAATAATTAAGCGTAATCAAGTCCAATCCTATGAAAACTATTTACGTAATCCATCTTTAGGGCAGTTTGAGATTACAGAGGTTAAGTTATACGAGGGCAGTTCATTAACAGCGTGGGGTGCTAATGCGCTTACACCAATCACATCACTAAAGGGTGATAAGAATTTAGATGTAGACATGATAGTTGCAAAGACGGCAGCTATTGACAAGTTCTGCAGGAACACAACGGCAACAGATGACACAATACAGATGTTGTTGTTACACAGCAAACAATTAGCTCAATTAATTCTAGATATGAAATCTAACACTACTCAACCGGTAACAACCATTGAGCCAGTAGATGACACATTGGATATTATCAGGCAGTTTAGAAATAAAATTTAATCAAATTACAAAAACCATAAAGACATGGAAAAGAAAGAATTAATGTCAGAATTGGAGGCGTTAAAGTCAACACTTGAAACTTCAATATCTGAAAAAACTAAGTCTGAGATTGCTGATCAATTGAAATCAGTAGTAACAGCGGTTGATGAAAAAATCAACGCATTTGGTAACGGTAGTGATTCAGCTGAGGCTGTAAAAGCTATGACAGAAGAGTTCAACAAGTTGAAAGCTGAGCAAGCTGCAATCTTGAAAGGATTTGATTTGTTACAAACAAGAGTAAAATCTTCATCTACATCTAGCATGGAGAAAAAATCTTTTGGACAATTATTCAGCGAAGGATTAGAGGAAAACTTTGATCAAATTCAAAACGTAAAGAAGGGTAAGCCATTCAGAATGGAATTGAAGGCGGTAGCTAATATGACATTGGCAAACAACTTAACAGGTGATGGTGTTGCATCTTATGCAGCTACACAAGCTTTGTTACCATCTCAAAAGATTAACTTCCGTGATTTAATGCCAACAGCAATCAGTCCAACTGGATTGTATGTTCAATATCGTGAAACTGGTGGAGAAGGTGCAATTGCAGTACAAACTGAGGGAGCATCTAAAGGCCAGGTTGATTACGATTTATCAGAAATCAAGATTGTTGAAGATTACATTGCAGGTTTTGCGCGTTTCTCAAAGCAAATGGCTAAGCAATTACCATTCATGCAAACAACATTACCAAGATTGTTGTTAAGAGATTTCTACAAGGTTGAGAATGCTACATTCTTTGCTACAGTTAGTGCTGCTGCAACTGGATCTACTGCATCTGCTGAGACTGATGATATCAAATTCATCGTTGATGCAATTGCTGCACAGATGACAGCTAACTACAATGCATCTTATGCTTTAGTATCACACACACAATTAGCTCGTTTAAACAAGCTTTTGTATGTTAATGGTTATTATCAAGGATCGGGTGGTATTTTGTCAAGTGTTAACGGAAACGTTGCAATTAGCGGAACACCAATCTTGCCAGCATCATGGGTAACTGATGATAAGATTCTTATCATCGATAGAGATTATCTTGAGCGTGTTGAGACAGAAGCTATCACAGTTGAATTCTCAATGGAGGATGCTGATAACTTCACTAAGAACTTAATCACAGCTAGAATTGAGTGTTTAGAAGATGTGAATTTAATGATGCCTGCATCTGCTTTATATGCTGATTTCGGTAACATTTAATAAATAGGTTTGTTTGTTTGATGATGAATAAAAAGGCCCTGCCCTACGGGGTGGGGCTTTTTAAAATAAAAAAATCATGGTAGAGTACAATAGTGTTTTAGATGTTCAATTTCAAGATGGGGTAATAACGGAGCCGGTTACATTAACTGAGGCTAAGAACTTTTGTAAGATTGACATAAGTACCGATGATGATTTGATAAATGTATTGATAACGGCTGCAAGGCAAATGTGTGAAGCTTACACTGGTGTAGGGTTTGTAGAGCATGATGCAGTAGCAGTATTGAATAATAGCAACGGAGACATATACATTCCTTATGGTCCAATGATTGAGATAATAAGTGTTGAAGATGATGCTGGAAGAGTGTTGGTATTAGATTTGGATTATACATTGGGTGGCAATGAGTTTAAGCGTTTAAGGACTCCACATGCAAACAATATAACCATTGATTACATTACAGGCTATACAACACTTCCTGAATCATTAAAAACGGCATTACTTAACCAGGTGTATTACTTGTATGATAATAGATCAGTAGGAGTAGATGACATAAGTCCAATAGCTAAGATAATTTTAAACCTATACAAGCGTGTATAAATTAAATCGTAGAGTAACCATCAACAGATACACAACGAGCTTAAATGAGTTTGGTGGGTTGGTTAGTGTACTTACTGGCAGTTGGTCAAAGTGGGCAGATGTGGAGCAAAGGGATGGCTCAACGGCTAAGAGTTATGATCAGAACCAATGGACATACGATCAAAACTTTATTTTAAGGTATGAAAGGGAACGACCAACAAGAAGTAATGATGTGATAGAGTACGAGTCACAATTTTACAAGATTAATTCAATTCAGATCAGAAATGAGGGCGCGAAGTCTTTTGAATATATAAAAGCTACTAAGTTAGATGAATCAATAAATTCAGATGCACCAATGGACACAGGCAATATAAAAGTTTACAACTACATAGCAGATGGCGGTGAATATCAATTTACTTATAATGGGTTAGTTGGTAAAAATGTGTTTGGTGCGTTTAAGGATGGCATCCAATACCTGGTAATTACATCGGGCAGTCCAGTGGGTAAGGAAGTATTATATAACAGTGCTACAGGTGAGTTTACGTGGGGTGCTTATTTTGAACAAAACGAGGTCGCAACAATACTTTATTACTAATGGAGTTACAAGTAAAAGGTTTAGATACGCTGATTAAGAAAATGGATAAGTTGGCAGCTGATGTGCAAAAGGAAGTACAGGCTGAGCTAAATGCGTGGGCAGATGATACT